GATAAGAAGAACCCTAATAAAACTTCTAAGAAATTAACGCCAGCACAAAAGAGTGCTGCTAAAGCAAAGGCTAAGGCTGCTGGTAGACCTTATCCAAATTTAATTGATAATGCCGCAGTAGCAAAAAAATCTAAAAAGAAGTGAGGTAGCAAGTGGCACTAGGAGTATCAGGCACAACATTATTAGATGAACTAAATCGCCTAGCAAATGGTGGCACTTACCGAGCATCTTCAGAGATGGTTGGTGAAGCACTTGCTGCTCGCCAATGGGCTGTGCAAAAATCAGTAACTACAAATCTTACAGATACTGTAGGTGTATTAAACGCTATTAGTGGTCGTACTAATCCTTCAAAGTTCCTTGACTACAATGGTGTATGTAATGATCTAGCATCAACTACTGGATTACCAGCCGCGCAAGCTCTGAGAGGAATATCATCTTGAGTGCTAAATATAATATGGTTTGTGAGCAAGCCACTACATTCACTGTAAATTTTACTATCCAAACTGGCAATACTCCCATAAATCTAACTGGCTATTCAGCCACTATGACTATTAGACCATTTGTTGGTTCTAATACAACCACTCTAGTATTGACCAATGGTAGTGGCATAACATTAGGTGGTTCAGCAGGAACTGTTGCTATTAGTATCAGTGCTGCAACTACCGCAGACTTTGAACCTTCACGATACGCCTATGACTTTATGTTAAATTCAGGATCAGTAGTAACTCGTTTACTTGAAGGGAAGTTTATTGTCACAGCAGGCGTGACAGTATGAGTGACACAACAGTTGTAGTTTCTCAAAGTGCTACCAGTAATACAATTGTTAATATTGATCCACAAACTGGTGAAACAGAGATCATTGTTGTTGCTGAATCACAACCAGATATCTCAGTTGTTATTTCAAATGACCAAGGACCACAAGGTATCCAAGGTGTCACAGGACCTACCGGTCCTGCCAACGTATTATCAATTGGAACTGTAACTGGTGGCGCTACTGCCGCAGCTACTATTACTGGAACAACTCCAACACAAACTTTAAGTTTAGTTCTACCAACAGGTGCAACGGGTGCCACTGGCGCAACAGGTGCTACTGGTCCAACTGGTGCTACTGGTGCCACAGGAAGTACAGGTTCTACCGGTCCTACGGGTGCTACGGGAGCGACTGGAGTAACGGGTTCTACAGGTCCAACTGGACCTACTGGTGCTACTGGATCTACCGGAGCAACGGGTGCTGGTGGAACATTAGGTTATTGGGGTTCTTTTTGGTCAACCCAAGATCAAGTAGCAGCAAACACAACAACTGCTTACCCAATTACTTACAATAATACTGATCCAGATTCTAATGGTGTAAGTATTGTTTCTAACTCACGACTTACATTTGCCTATGCAGGTGTTTATGATATTCAATTTTCTGCTCAGGCTGACAGAGTATCTGGTAGTGGAACTGACACTATTGATATCTGGTTCCGTAAAAATGGAACCGACATCGCAGATAGCAATACTGTTGTAACTGTTTCAGGTGGCGCAGCAGCGGCTAAAACAGTTGCTGCTTGGAACTATATGTTAGAGATTGCAGCCAACGATTATGTTGAGTTGGTATGGCGTACATCTGATACAAGGTTAGAATTAGTTGCAGATGTTGCAGGAACAAGCCCTACCCGACCAGCAGTTCCTAGCGTCATCCTTACAGCCTCTCAAGTTATGTATACACAACTTGGACCAACAGGAGCTACTGGTTCCACAGGTGCTACTGGATCTACCGGTCCAACTGGACCAACTGGTGCTACTGGTGCCACAGGACCTCAAGGCGCTACTGGTAGCACGGGTGCTACAGGCTCTACAGGGGCCACAGGAGCCACTGGAAGTACTGGGGCGACTGGAAGTACTGGACTAACAGGAAGCACAGGCCCTACGGGCGCTACAGGCAGTACTGGGGCAACTGGATCTACAGGTAGTACAGGTGCTACAGGTAGTACAGGTCCAACAGGACCATCTGGTGTTATAGCTGTGGTATCACCAATTGTGAACTCAGGATCTACAACATCTGCAAATCTTTCATTTGCTGAAAGCGATGACCAATCAATACTTCCAAACCAAGTATTCGGATAAGGATAATAAATGGCAACTTATAGCAAACAATTACTTTCAGGCTCAACACAGGGTCAGCCAATCACAGTAGTTCAGACAGCTTCTACTGGTACAACTATCCACGCCACAGGCACATCGTCATCAATTATTGATGAGGTTTGGCTATACGCAAATAACACATCAACTTCTCCAGTATTACTTACAGTTCAATTTGGCGGCACAGGCGCAGTACAACACGCTAAACCAATTACTCTTTCTCCACAATCAGGTGATGTTCTAATTGTTGCAGGACTTCCGCTAACAGGAACAGGTTCAGCAGCAAATACAGTTGCCGCCTTTGCCGCAACCGCTTCAGTAATTACAATTTCAGGTTTCGTAAACAGAATTTCCTAATGGCTAATCCATCACGCAGAGGCTCATCAGGCGAACCAGTTCGCAACTCTATGCAGGGCGGCAATTACACGCCTTGGCCTAATACCCACTTTGTTTTGCCTTATGGATTGCGTTTACAGCAAACTAAAAACGCTGGCGATACATCAGTCACAATTCCTAGTGGAGTTACATTTGTTTACGCTATTGCAGTTGGTGGTGGCGGTGGTGGAACAAGCACAGGCGGTGGTGGTGGTGGAGCAGGTGGTGTTGCTTGGGGTTGGACTTTAGCAAACTCAACTTGTGTTGTTGGTTCTGGTGGTGGTGCTGGTGCTGTTGGCGGATATACACGCTACGGAAATGTAATCGCTGGCGGTGGCGGTGGTGGTGGTGTATCAGGAGGAGTTGGCGGCGCTGCTAGTGGAGGAACTGGAACAACAGGAAATACAAATTATTGGGGAATACCTGGTGGTACTACTAACACAGCACCAACAAAAGCAAATTCAGGCGCTGGCGGCGGTGGCGGTAGTGCATCAACAACTAATGGAGTTGCAGGTGGAGCAGGTGGAGATGGAATTTCAGGTGGAGGCGGTTCTACTTCAACTGGAGCAGGTGCAGCAACTAATACTGGTGGTAATGGCGGTTCAGGTTTAGTAGGTGGCGGTGCTGGCAGAGCAACAAGTTCATCAGCAACTAATGGAAATATTGGTGGCACTGGTGGTAATGGCGTAAACATTTTGACTGGCGTTCAAACAACTGGCGGAGCAGGCACAACTGCTACAGCATCAACTGGTGCTGGCGGTGGTGGCGCTGGTATCGCAGGTAATGGTAATGCTGCATCAGGCGCAACTGGTGGTGCTGGTGGTCTTGGCGGTGGCGGTGGTGGTAATGGAGCAACAGGTGGCGCAGGTGGCGCAGGATTACTTTACCTTTTCTACTAGGAGATAATTATGAGCGCATCAATTTATAGCAATTCATCATTTACCGATTCACCTTATGGACTCAAACTGCAACGCACAATTACTGCAACAGGAACAACATCAATCACAGATATTCCTGCTGGTATTCAAAGAGTTTATGCAATCGTAATTGGTGGTGGTGGTGCAGGTAGCACACAGACCACAGGCGGCGGTGGAGGCGGTGGAGCAGGAGGATATTCTGCTGGCTGGACTTATATTTCAAACTCAGTAACTGTTGGAACTGGTGGTACTGGTTCATCATCTGCGGCTGCTGGCGCTAATGGCAGTCAAAGTATTTACGGAATGGTAATGGCTGGTGGCGGTTGGGGTGGACAAAATGGAACAGGTGCTGGTTCGGGAGCAGGTGTACTAACGCCAACATCTTCTTCTTCAACTGTTTCTTATACAGGCGCGCCAGCGGCTGGCGGTGGCAATGTTGGATATGCTGGCGGTGCAGGTGGTGCTGGTTTTTCAGGGGGTGCTGGTGTTTCAAGTGGTGGCGGTGGTGGCAACGCAACCGCAACTGGAACAATAACTGCATCTTCAGGCGCTCGCGGTCTTATCTGTGGCGGTGGTGGAGCAGCAGGAACAGTAGGCGTAGGTACAGGCGGTGCTGGCGGAACTGGCGATTTCTACGCTGGTGGAACTGGCTCATCAGGAACAGGAACAGGTTTTGGTGGAGGTGGAGGCGGAGCAGGATTTACTTCTGTTGGCGCTAATGGTTCTGCTAACAATGGTGGTAATGGTGGGTCAGGCGGAGGTGGTGGAGGCGGTGCTTCTACACTAGGTCTTGCTGGTTCAGGCGGTAACGGCGTTGTTTATATTTACTACTAAGGAGTTCTAATGGCTATCAAATATGAATACAGTTCAGAGTGTTGCTCTCATTACTATATTGAAACTCGCAATAATGATGATGCTCAGGTAGTTACTAAGTGCAATATCTGCGGTCAGGGTGAGTATGTAGAAACCAATCGCACAGAGATTGAAAGTATTGCTGAACCTGTTTATCAGGCTGTCGTTGAAGCTCAACCGGAAGATGTAGCTGTAGAATAAGCCTATGCGAATTGCTGTATATACGATTGCTCTCAATGAAGAGAAACACATTAAAAGATGGTATGAGTCAGCTAAAGATGCAGACTACCTACTAATAGCAGATACCGGTTCAACAGATAAGACGGTAGAACTTGCTGAGTCCTTAGGTATTAATGTCATAAAGATTAAGGTAGATCCTTGGCGCTTTGATGATGCTCGTAACGCTTCCCTTGCTGCACTACCAGGATATATTGATTACTGCATAGCACTAGATATGGATGAAGTTCTAGTAAAAGGTTGGAAGAAAGATTTACCTAAAGCTCTAGAGGCTGGCGTTACTAGACCAATATATAATTATGTATATGGCTGGGATGAAGATGGTAAACCAGATTTAAACTTTGATGGTATTAAGATCCACGCCCGTAGAGGATATAGATGGAAGTATCCTATCCACGAGGCAGTATCTCCTTATAAGATTCCTGAAGTTAGAGCAAAGATAGATTTAACAATACATCATTTCCAAGATAAAGAAAAGTCTAGAGAGCAATACCTAGATATGCTTGAGATGGCAGTAGATGAAGATCCAAAATGTTCTCGTAGTCTTTATTACTTAGGTAGAGAGTATTACTACAAACAAAGATATTACGATTCATTACAAACTTTTAAAAAATACCTAGATGAATCCACATTCAAAGCGGAGCGATCATACGCTCTGCGAATGATGGCTAAGTGTGATCCTGATAATGCTGAGAAGCATTTAGAGGATTCAATAGCAGAGTGTACTAGTAGAGAATCAGTCCTAGCACTTGCTAATCATTACTACCAACAAATGAAATGGCCTGATTGTTTCAGAGTTGCAACAAGAGCATTAGGTATAACTGAGAAGCAAACAGATTTTATGGCTGAAGGTTGGGCTTGGGGACATATGGCTGATGACCTGTGCGCCATAGCAGCTTGGCAGTTAGGTGAGTTTAAGACTGCAATAGAACACGGTGAGAAGGCTTTAGCCTTTAGTCCAGATGATGAAAGATTACAGAACAACCTAAAACACTACAGAGAGAAGATAAATGAGCACTCTTAACGATATGGTGAGTGAGATAAAGTCTAACTTACAGGGCTATACCTTACGACAAGATCGTATTAGTTATGTAGCTAATGCTGCTGGTCTAACTACTACCAGCTCATCTATTACTATTGGCTCTGCTTCAAACCTTGCTAAAGGTACTATTGAAATTGATGATGAACTTATCTGGATTGATTCCTTTGATAAGGCAAACAATACTCTTAACGTAATACCAGGATTTGGTAGAGGCTATCAAGGCACATCTCCATCACCTCACTCACAGTATGCTCAGGTTACTTTATCTCCTACCTTCCCAAGAATTGCAATTAAGAAGGCTATCAACGATACTATCAATGCTTTATATCCTAACCTTTGGGCAGTATCTTCATATACCTTTACCTTTAACGCATCGGTTACAACCTACGCCTTACCAGATGATTGCGAAGATGTCTTGTATGTCTCTTGGCAAACTACCGGATCAAGCCAGGAGTGGCTACCATTAAAGAGATGGCGCTTAGATAGTATGGCTAGTAGTGCAACCTTTAATAGTAATTCAACTTTAAATATTTATGACAATGTACAACCTGGCAGAACAGTTCAGGTTTGGTATACCACCACAGCTAATACATTAGATAACAATACTGATGACTTTGCTGATGTTACTGGATTACCACAATCTTGTCAGGATGTAGTAACCCTTGGTGCTTCTTACAAACTACTATCATTCCTAGATTCAGGTCGTATCAATCTTACATCTGCTGAGGCTGATAATGCCGATAGCAAGATTCCAACCACTGCTGGTGTTTCAGCTTCTCGCTACATCTTTGCTCTCTACCAACAGAGATTAAACGAAGAGGCGTTAAAGTTGAAGGACAAGTACCCAATCCGCATACACTACACAAGGTAAGGAAGACTAATGGCAACCCGTTTATATAGCTCTATAAGTGTTGAGACAACACTAGGATCTAGCATCAATAGCTCTGTTACATCAATGCAAGTAGCAACTGGAACTGCATCTACCTTACTTGGTGGAGTAACCATAGTAGCAAACAGTCAGTTCACTGTAGCAATAGATCCAGATACTATTAATGAAGAGATTGTCTTTATTACAGCAGGTCCATCAGGAGACACCTTTACAATAGGTAGAGGTAAAGCAGGAACTGCTCCTGTAGCACACTCAACAGGTGCAACTATAAAGCACGTTCTAACCTCAGATGATTTAACAGCCTTTGCTGCTGGTATATCACCAGTAGCTAGTCTAGGTTTTTCTGGTTCAACATCTGGCACAACTACAGTTCAAGCAACAGCAATAGCTGGAACTAATACTTTAACTCTACCGGCAACTACAAGTGATACCTTGGTAGGTAAAGCAACAACAGATACCTTGACTAATAAGACTTTAACTAGTCCAACAATTAATACGGCAACAATAGCAAGTTCTACTTTATCGGCAGCAACTCTTACAGGAACTTTAACTGCTGGTGGAGGCGTTGGAACAAGTGGACAAGTATTAAAATCAACTGTCACTGGAGTTCAGTGGGCAAATACTAGCGCTGGAAATTTAACTGAAACAGTATTTACATCATCAAATGCAACATACACAATCCCATCAGGTGTTACAGGAATTTGGGCTTTATGTGTTGGAGCAGGCGGTGGAGGAGGTAGCTCTTCTACAGCAACTGCAAATAATACCGGAGGCGGCGGTGGTGCAGGTCAAGCAATTGAGAAATTTATTTCAATTGTAGGTGACACTACTTTAAACATTACAGTTCCCGCAGGTGGTGCAGGCGGAACGGCTGGTGGTAGAGGTTCAAATGGTTCAGCCGCAACAATTGTTGGTAATACATCAACAACAACATATTTAAGCGCAGCAGGTGGCGGCGGTGGCGGTGGTGGTGCGGCAGCAAATATTAGCGGATCAACTGGTGCAAGTGGTGGCGGTAGTGGTCTTAGCACATCATATCAATTTGGTGGTGGCGGTGGTGGTATGGGATCGGCTGCAAGTAGTAGTTCAACTGGTCCATTTGATAGCATAGTAACTGCTTTGGGTCAAGGTGGTAGTGCCAATACATTAGGTGTAACAGGATATACCGGTGGTGCAGCTAATCCTGGAACAGCATTTTATGGTGGTCAAGGAGTAACTATTTTTACCCGTTCAGTTTGCGGTGGTGGAAATGGTCCAACTGATAACAGTGGCATTGCAAGCAATTTTGGCACGGCTGCTGCTGTACAAGTTAATAACCCAGTAAATAACGCAACAGCAAATACAGGAGCAGGTGGCGATGGAAGCCGAACAAGCGTATCTGTATCTCGTGTAGGTGGCAATGGTGGTTCAGGCTTAGTCATTCTGCGTTATGTAATTTAAGGAGAAATAATGGAAAAACAAATTGCATTAATAAATAAAGCAAATCAAAGAGTTGTCAGTGTTATTGTTGTTGATTCTTTAGATAAATCACATATTGAACAATGGGCAACTAATCAACTTGATGTGGTAGTAGTTAAAGATTCAGCTCCTTACATTCACGGTCTATGGGATGGTAAAGAATTTTATACTCCTGATACTGAGTACTTAAAATCTATCGGACTTGTAAAAGAAGATGAAGAGGTAACTAATGGCAACCTATAAAGTATTAGCACAGTCAGCACCTAGTGCTACTACAGACAAATCACACTCAATCGCAGCACTAATTAAATAATAACAATAATGATTAACTATCCCGCTTCGGCGGGGTTTTCTATTTAAGGAGATCAATGGCATACGGCGATGATATTACCGAAGGTATCCCCTATGTATTATCCAACCCTGCTGGTGCTACAAACTATTCAGCTACTGGTGTTAATTATGATATGGCTATTGCCGGTCAGCCATTCTTCATTGCAGCATCCGATGATTCACCTTATCGTAGAGTAACTGCTAAGTATCGTAAAGAGCAGTATGATCAGACCAGAGAAGCTGGTGAGCAATCACTTACTGGTTGGTGGTTCAGATCTCAATCAACATTCCATCTTGGCGCAGGTATTAAATACTTTGAACCAGCACAGGATGAGTCACTTCGTTTTCAGTATACTGAGTCTAAAGGTGTAGATGTCTTTACCAAAGGACAGGTTACCCTACTAAATACTACTGCTAGTTTTATTGCAGCAACAACACCTCAATTAATAGGTGTTAATGATGGCACTAATGATTGTATAGTTTTTTCAAGTGGCACTACAATAAACAAGAAGACATCTGCTGGTGCAGATACTGTTTATACCCAAGCAGGTACAGCTTCAACTATCTTTAGCATTACAACTAATGGTAAGCAATACTTCTTTATCAATGGTACCCACGTTCATAGAGGTAACCTTGCTGGTGCAACTAGCGATACTGAAATCTACAATGCTTCAAGTACTACTCGTGGCACTATCCGCTTTGTTAAGCAACGTCTTATTGCTGCTATTAATAATAAGATATACGAGCTAGATGCTAACAATGCCTCCGGTGCACTACCTGCTGCTTTATTTACTCATCCTAATACCTCTTGGGTATGGTCATCCATATCAGAGGGACCTAGTGCTATCTACATATCAGGATATGATCCTAATGGAACATCCTCATCTGTATTTAAAATTGTCTTAGATGTAACAAATGCTAACTCATTAGGCTTTCCAAGCCTTGAGACACCTACAGTTATTATTGATCTGCCAGAGGGTGAACGCATCAATGATTTTGATGTATACCTTGGTACCTATGCAGTCCTTGCAACTAATAAAGGATTTAGAGTAGGTGTATCAGATACAAACGGTAACATCCAGTATGGTCCTTTATTATTTGATCAAGCTGGCTGCAACTCAATAGCATTTAGAGATCGCTTTGCCTACCTTGCAACCACTATTGATGGTGAAGCAGGACTAGTAAAGGTAGATCTATCTACAACTGTAACAGCTAACAGCCTAGTGTTTCCTTGGGCTTGGGATTTAATAGCAAGTGGCATTACTACTGAGTGTAATCAGGTGGCCTTCTTTGGTAACACAGATAGAGCAGCCTTTAGTTCTGGCAATGTTATCTATGCTGAGTCAACTACCGATAAGGTAACAAGTGGCTATCTACAAACAGGTTTCATACGATACAACACATTAGAAAATAAATTATTTAAACTGCTTAATCCTAGAATAGATACCACAGATGGTGCTATAAACATTAAGTCTGTTGATTATTCAAACACTGAATACAACATAGGTGGCTTTGCTCAAGGCGCTGCAACTACTGAGATAGGTGTTCCCTATCCAAACTCAGCACAAGAGTATCTTGCATTTAAATTTACTATGTCTCGTTCATCAACTGATGCAACTAAGGGTCCACTATTTACTGGATATCAATTAAAGTCTTTACCTGCTGTACCTCGCCAAAGAATAATTCAATACCCTTTGTTCTGCTATGACCACGAGAGCGATAACGTAGGTGTTGAGGTGGGCTATGAAGGATCAGCCTATGATCGGTTAAGTCAACTAGAAGCGGTAGAGAATGTAGGAGATACCATCAGAGTAGAAGACTTTAGAACTGGTGAGTCCTATATTGGATTGATTGAAGAGCTTGACTTTATAAACAAAACCCCTAGTGATAAAAGATTTACCGGATACGGTGGAATGTTAATCGCTACTATTAGATTGATATAACAATATGACACCGAACGAATGGGCTGGACTGGCAGTAGCGGCAACAACATTAGTTGGAGCACTAGCTATGACAGTCAGACACCTAGTTAAATACTATCTATCCGAGCTGAAACAAAATGGAGGCTCCAGTATCAAGGACCAGGTCAATCGGCTAGAACAAAAAGTTGACACTTTATACCAGATTTTAATACAGAAGTAAGGACACAATGAGTGTATTAGATATTGCTAAAGCTGAATTAGGTTATAAAGAAGTTGGTAATAACGATACTAAGTATGGCAAATGGTATGGACTTAACAATAACCCTTGGTGCGCTATGTTTGTATCGTGGTGCTTTAACCAAGCAGGATTAGGCAAGAATATTGTGGCGCAAAATTCTAAGGGATTTGCCTCTTGTCAGGCAGGACTTAAATGGTTTACCAATAGGGGCAAGATAGTTCCAGTTGGTAAAGCTCAAGCAGGAGATATAGTTTTCTTTCAATTTGATGCTGATGCAGAGGCTGATCACGTTGGTATCTGCGCTAGTAATGATGGAAAGAAATACCTTATGGTCTATGAGGGTAATACCTCAGGAGATAGTAAGGGCAGTCAATCAAATGGAGATGGTGTGTTTCTAAAGAAACGTTCCTATTCCCTAGTAATGGGCGTTGCTCGCCCTTAAAGGATGTATATGAATACAACTAAATTAAAAGCAATTGTTTCTACCTATGCTCGTGCTGCTATTGCAGCCGCACTTGCTCTATACCTTGCCGGTAATACAGATCTAAAGGCATTGGCTATGGCAGCAGTAGCCGCAGTTGCAGGACCTATTCTGAAGGCAATAGATCCATCAGCTACAGAATTTGGTATTGGTTCCAAGTAACTTTAACTTTACTGCGAGGCAATACAGGGCCACCCTTAACGGGGTGGCCTTCTTTTTTTATGCCTTTTAAAGGGTCAAAAGATGGCGAGTTGCGCCTGTTTCACAAGCAGGTAGGGGTAGAAGGTGGCTAAACATCTCTGGCTGGGTCATCTATTGGACAGGGTACGCATATCAGATTGCCACAGTTAGCACAGGTTGCATCTAACATATACCAAGAGATCTCATAGTCATCAAAGGTAGCGAGGATAGAGAACACCTTAGAACCACAAGGACAGGCGTGTAATGGTCCTAAGGACCTTAGATCTGTACCAAATTTATCGGGTAACTTCTCTTTATTTTTTCGCAGGGTTGGTAGACGGAACATACTGACCATACCATCGCGGCGCTTAATGCGCCGCCCGTACCTTAATTCGCCTCACGGCTCATATGGTACATATTCTTGGACTAGTAACCGATCATAATCGCTTTCACGGCGTGTCGTATTCACATCCCACCATTGTCTAATCCCAGTGCTACAATTAATCCAAGACAAAAGGAGGGGCTATATTGACTACGGTTGTTGGTATTCAAGGAAATGGTTACGCAGTTCTTGCTGCTGACTCACAGATTACAGAAGATAATCTTAGAACAATTAGTTTAGGCACACCCAAGATAATTCAAGTTGGTTATGTTGCTATTGGAATTACCGGTGATACTAGAGCTGGTGATATTTTAACTTACAACTGGAAGCCACCAACTTATAGAGGTGAAGATCCTGTCCAGTTTATGGGTAAGAAAATGATTCCATCTATTATCAATGCCTTCAATAAGGGTACCTATGACTGGGCTAATGTTGATAAGAAAGATGGTGGCTTTGATTATCTAATAGCCTTTGACTCTAACCTATTTCATATTGCTTGTGATATGTCCTTTATCCAAAACGAACTAATGGTTTATGGTATTGGTTCAGGTGGTCAGTTTGCTACTGGATATCTATACTCACTTGATTATCAGGGTATGACCGAGGACAAAGCAGTTGAGATAGCACAGAAGGCTATAGAGATATCATCTCAATTAGATATCAATACCTGTCCACCAATACAGATAGCGATACAGAAACGGAAGGGTAAGTAATGAAAGAAATACTTTGGCAATTAGAGTGGTCTCTACTAGATCTAGAGATGTATAAGTTTATTTTAGAGTGGCTACTTAGGTTGGGATTATAGTGACAGATCCTAAAGAGCTATTACTACAGGTCCTTAGAGATAAGGATGCTGGTAGGGCAAGGTCTAAGCAGACACAGGTAGGTCCATCAGAGTTGGGTGGCTGTCGCCGTAAGGTTTGGTATCGTCTTAACGATCAACCTGAAACTAATGATAACGAATTAAAGTTGTCAGCTATTATGGGTACTGCTATCCACGCTGAGATAGAGAAAGCAATATCAATTGCTGATCCAAAGGGTGAGAAGTATTGGGTTGAAACATCTGTTGAATACAACGGAATGAAAGCTCATATAGATTTATATATACCAGAAACTGGAGATGTGATAGATTGGAAAACCGTTAAGGTTAAAAATCTATCTTACTTCCCATCGCTACAACAGCGTTGGCAAGTTCAGGTGTATGGCTATTTGCTTGACAAGTCTGGAAAGGGGTCACCCAGAACTGTTAATCTAGTAGCCATTGCCAGAGATGGTGATGAAAGAGATGTCAAGGTTCATTCAGAACCTTATGATCCGAAGTTAGCAGAGGATGCCTTGAATTGGTTATCTGCTATTAAAGAGAGCGCAGATGCACCAGGGCCAGAGCGCGATCAAAACTACTGCAAGTTCTATTGCAAGTACTTTGATGAGTCGGGCGAGATGGGATGTACTGGTCTAAAAAAAGAACGTATCAAGGAGGATGAAGTCTTTATAGATAATCCTGAAGTGGATACATCTGCCTTGAAATATCTACAATTAGATGCAAAGATAAAGGAACTGACTAACGAACGCGAGTCATTAAAAGCTGCGTTAGAAGGATTTACTGGTAATACCAATAGCGGTGTATCTATTTTGTGGAGCACTGTTAGTGGTAGAGAATCAGTAGATACCGAAGAGGTTGAGAAACTTCTCGGTTTTGTACCAAAGAAACAAGGACAGGAATCACTACGATTATCTGTTAAACATACTGGAGGTAAGTAAATGGCTGCACCGGAAAGCACAAAGTTCCAGATCAACTACAAGTTAGGTGATGGAACTCTAGTAAATATTTATGCAATTAGTCAGGTTGAATTAGAGGCATCTCTAACTTCAATTGCTGACTTAGCTACATTAATAACATCAACTGGCACTGCACTCGGTGCCACTGCACAGCCATCAGGTGGCGCAGTTGCCTATGCTAAGAAAGCATTAGGCGCTGCTGTAGCTACAGATGCTGCTGCTCCTGATTGTAAGCACGGCTCAATGGCATTTCGTTCAGGCGTAGGACAGAAAGGTCCTTGGAAAGGCTGGATGTGTGCTGCACCTAAAGGTGCTGTAGACAAGTGTGAGACTGTCTGGATTAGATAAACTATGCGGGTTCCTTGGAAGTATGAGAACCCAGCTTGCGCTGAAGTGGGAGTGGAATTTTTCTATCCTGAAGTAGAGGATGGAGATAGAGTTCATAACCAACAAGCAATGAATGTCTGTAAAATATGTCCCCATTTAGCAGAGTGTGCTGAGTGGGGCATTAACAAAGAACGCTTCGGTACTTGGGGCGGTATACCTGCTTCAAGAAGAAGAAGAATCAGACAGGCTAGAGGAATAACCCTTCCTAGAGAGGAACACGTTGCTTAACATAGATAGAGCGTGGCGTGGTAGTAATACCAATGCAACACCATTACCTGACGTATGGAAAGATCTTGCTAAGAAGCAGATCAAATTCCGTAGAGGTCAGGTGTGTATGGTTGCCGCCGCACCTAATGCTGGTAAGAGTATGTTTGCTCTTATCTATGCAGTTAAAGCAAAGGTTCCAACTTTATTTTTCTCAGCCGATACTGATATAGCGACAGTGATGATGAGAGCAGCCTCTCACCTATCAGGACACAGTCAACTACTGGTGGAAGCAAACTTAAATGGTAACCGTCATTACTACGACAAGCACCTAGAGAATATGTCCAATATACAATTTGTCTTTGACTCATCACCATCACTAGATGATGTTGAGTTAGAGATCAAGGCTTATGTTGAACTCTTTGGTATTCCACCAGAGTTGATTGTTGTTGATAACCTGATGAATGTGGTGGCTGAATCTGATAATGAATGGGCAGGACTGCGAGCTATTATGGTGGACTTCCACGATATGGCTCGTAAGACAGAGGCTTGTGTGATGGTATTGCACCACGTTTCAGAGCAGAGTGAGTATGGTAAAGATAATAAACCACCTCACCGTAGGGCTATTCACGGCAAGGTATCTCAACTACCTGCACTAATACTTACTCTTAATTACAATCACGGTCCGCATAACAGCGAGTTACAGGTGGCAGTAGTTAAGAATAGGTTTGGTCCACACACAGCAGATGGCTCAGACTTTGTTAGTTTGTTTGTTAACTATGGTGTCTGTCAGATTAGTGATGCTGATGCACTAGGTCAGATGTATAGAAGGGATAGCCTACTAAATGTCAGCCAAGTACAATAAACAAAAGGGTTCACAGTTTGAAGTTGATGTAATGAAATGGTTTAGAAAGATGGGCGCAGTAGTTGAACGCTTGCGCTTATCAGGAGCAGAGGATGAGGGTGATCTAGTAGTTGTTGTTGCCGGTGAAACCTACATCTTTGAGTTAAAGAATACTAAGAAGTTAAACCTAAAGGAGTTTTGGGATGAAGCGCAAACAGAAGCTATTAATTACGCTAAGCATCGTGGCATTAATAAGCCTTTATCTTATGTACTATACAAGAGAAGAAACGCAGGAATAGAAAAGACTTGGGTAATCCAAGACCTAACACAATGGCTAGAGGAGAAACAATGACACCAGTACCAGAAGGAATAATAACTACAACAGATATACTACAACCCACACCAGAGGTAGTAGAAGAAACACCAACAGTAGAAGAGGTTAAGGAAGAAGAATGATCTGCGATCTATGTAAGTCAGGTGGTGAACTGAATAGAACTGGTCAGTTCAAGCGAGCTACTACTATGCACAAGAAGTGTAAGGAGGATTGCGGATGCCAGCATCAGACTGGTCCAGGAGTAGGAAGTCTGGCAAAGGCTTTGGCAGAACCGATGCGAACACAATACCCATTGGAGTAATAGTTGCCCACTATGGCGGTGAGGTAAGAGAAGGTAGGGCTTGCTCCGTAAGATGTATCTTGCATAGCGACAGTAGAAGAAGTGCAGTAATCAATACGCAGGAGAACTTATACTTTTGTCATACCTGCGGTAAGGGTGGCAATGCAGTGAACATTATTAGTATCAAAGAGAATATGGAGTTTAAAGATGCTCTCGCCCGTGCAATTGAAATCATCGCTGGAAGCGGCGGTACAGTACAACAAGGATCTAAGCGAAGAAGTGGTAGCGTTTCTCGCAGGTCGTGGGATCTCTAAAGAGATAGCTGATAAGTTCCTATTAGGTTATATAAAAGAACCTGCTGCAACCCACGAGAACTATCAGGGCTGGCTATCCATACCTTATATAACTGTGCTTGGACACTGCGTTGGATTTAAGTTTAGAAGATTAGATGATGGCAAGCCTAAGTATGGAGCACCCCTTGGTCAGAAGGGTCATCTTTATAATGTTAGCGACATCATTGTAACCAGTGAATACATAGCAGTTTGTGAAGGTGAGCTAGACACAATCATTTGTTCAGCAGTACTAGGTATACCAGCAGTTGGAGTTCCTGGTGTTGCTGCTTGGAAGCCACACTTTACTAAGATGTTTACCGGTTATGGAAAGATTTATATTGTTGGCGATAATGATATTAAAGAGGATGGTTCTAATCCTGGGGCAGAGTTTTCAAGGAGAGTGGCTCAGGAGGTAATGAACTCTTCAATCGTGTCGCTTCCTGCTGGACTAGACCTTAATGATCTATACTTAGCAAAAGGTATAGAAGAGACAAAGCGGACAATTGGAGTGCCTAATGTATGAAGAACTCGGAGTTGATGGAATTAGCCGTTTGGTTGACGGAATTGGGGTTGGTAGTGGTTTTGATAGATTACGAAACTGGGACACTCCAAGTAAAGCCGAGGCCAGTAAAAGATTAGATGCTGATTTTGTTGCCAATATGTGGGCTGTTATGGATGCGGCAGGTAATTTACTTATCAGTAAGCACCACGATTACGGTCCATTAAACATAGCAAGATCTCCTGGTGGTCCTATCAACGGACTAAGAGTTCGTATGTGGGACAAGATTGCTCGCATTAATAACCTAGTAGACAGTCAAGTTAAACCAAGTAATGAGTCATTACGAGATTCTTTTGTTGACCTACTTAACTACTCAGCTATTGCGCTGATGGTATTAGATGGTAACTGGCCTGAAGTGCAGACACTGGATTGTGAATAACCTTTATGCCTCGTACAAAAAATAAAACCTATGAAGAACAAAGAGGATCAAGGATCCGTTCTTATGGGATAAGTACTGAAGAGTACGATCAAATGCTATTAGAGCAGAATGGTGTTTGTTATATTTGTAATAAAAAGCCTAGCGATAAAAGAGCATTAGATATAGATCATAACCACGAGACAGGTGTAGTAAGAGGACTGCTTTGCTCTCAACACAATAGAGCTATTGGTTTATTTGATGACAGTATTAATTTATTAGCAAGGGCTATTGAATATTTATCAAGGAATAAATGACCCACGAATTACACCCAACTCTATATGAGTTAGTTCCTTCAGTTACTTACACTATTGTAAGTAAGTTTAAGGGCTGGGTTGATACGGAAGATGTAAGACAAGAGTGTTATCTCTGGGCTGTTGGTCGTGGTCAACAGTTTACTGATCTACTTAATGAACCTAACCCTGATAAGCGTGAGCAGAATGAACGGCGCATTGCATATCAGATGCGTAGAGTTGCAGAAAGATATGCCCGTAAAGAGAAGGCTCGTAAGGCAGGGTATAAAGTAGGAGATGAAGCCTTCTACGATACAACGATTATTGCTCAGTTAATTCCATTTGTTATTGCTTCCATTGTTAATGGCACAGTGCTTGAGCAAGCACAAGAGATGATCAATGATGGCACACCTCGCAAGCAATCAACTCCTGCTGAGGGTGGCAACCTACTAGCTATCCTAATTGATATTAAGAAACAATACTTAAAGTTAGAGCAAGAAGATAAGACCATATTGCAGATGAGATACCACGATAACTTTACCTTACAACAGATAGGCCAGTACTTAGAGTGTGCCACATCCACTGCTGATCGCCGGTCTACCGCAGCTTTGCGTAGATTACAAAGCAAACTAGGTGGCGAGACACCTTGGGCATAGAGTTAAAAGAGCCAGAGTTGCTGGACTATCTCAAAGAGTTCTACTACCCCGATCTTGAGAAGTCGGAAGAGTTTGATAACTGGGATTGTATATCACTAGAACATAAGATGTTTATAGAATTAAAATCTCGCAAGACACACTACCCTGATCTACTTATTGAAGAGAGTAAGTATCAGGGTTTAATTATGGCAGCAGGTATTAGATCACTCACACCTTGGTATATCAACGCCACACCTGAAGGCATATGGGGCTTTGATCTATCTGCTATACCTCAACCTAAGTGGGAGGATAAGTGGCTACCTATTACTACTGAGTTTGCAAACAAGGCTAGTCGTACTAAACTAGTAGGGTTCTTAAAGCTAGAAGATGGGATCTTGTTTTGATTTACGAATACAAATGCAGTGTATGTACTGGTGTGATCTCCATTGAAAGACCTATCTTTGGTATGGAAGAGACACCTATCTGTTGCCAACAGTTAACCTCTCGCTTGTGGTCATCACCTGCTATTGCTTTTAAAGGTAATGGCTTCTATACTACAGACAAATGAGCTATCCAAATTGGTTTGCACAAACCGCACAGAATAATTTTACTACCTACCTTGCAGAGTATGTAGGCAAACCTAACCTGCGCTTCTTACAACTGGGTGTATATACAGGTGATGCCAGCGTATGGTTATGCAATAACATTCTAACTGATAAGAGTTCAATACTTATTGATGTTGATACTTGGCGGGGAAGTGATGAGTTAGACCACGCCGAGATGGACTTCAGCGCAGTTGAGATAGAGTACAAGAAGAAGATTGAGAACCTAACTGTTGTATCTGTGGTCAGTGATACTGTTGAGTATCTAATCAGACAGCGCAATAATTTTATGGACTCATATGATTTTATCTATGTTGATGCAGACCACACCGCAGTTAGCGTATTGCTAGATGCAGAACTTAGCTGGCCTCTACTAAAGTCCGGTGGAATTATGGCCTTTGATGATTACACTTGGGGTCGCCATCTTCCACCATCTAAGACACCTCGCCCTGGCATACTCCTATTTACTGAGCGACACAAGGCTGAGCTAGACACATTAGTTATCAACGATCAGTACTGGATTAGAAAAAAATAATCTGTTATACTTGCACTACCTTACTAGAATTTCTAGTATAGAGTGCTGGCAATAGCCCTTACGGTCCTATCCCGTAGGGGTTTTTGTCTTTAAGAAAGTAGAAAGCCCCGCCAGGAAGGGTTGGCAGGGCTATCTTTATAGTGATCGGAGAGAGCCGATCAAGAGTTAGATACTATCAGCAATACCTTGGATGATCCACTCAACTACTGGAACTGCAACTGCGTTTCCCATTTGTTTATATCTATGGGTATCAACTTGATCTGCTGTCCAACCATCAGGAAATCCTTGTAATCTTTCACACTCAAGCGGCGTAAGCCTACGCACTTGTGTAGTAGCTACCATAGGCATATTGTTTCCACCTGTTCCCATCCTTGCTTGTAAGGTATTGATCTTATCATCTTGTAATCTTATATCAGCGACTCTATTAGCATAAAATACAATAACAACCCCGTGTCTAGCCTGGCTGCTAGCCGTTAATGTATAACTAGGTTCATTAGCTTCAAAGAAACCTGAACCCATTGGACCAGCAGTATCTTTTCTTCCAATCATAGCGCCGTGCATTGAATAGGCAATAACATTTTCATTAGTTCCCATTTTGTTCCACCACAAGTTTATTTTCTGCGACATACTGGTTTCCTACCCCCTTATAGTCTCGTGCTTGCAATGAACCAACAATGTTTCGCTGCCCCCCCCTAGATCTCCGCCACTTTGTCTTAAAGTTCCAGCACCTTCTTTATATTGAGCAAAGGATGATGAAGTAAAACCATTAACTACAACATTATCTTCAGGTCTTTTGTATGAGGTAGCAGTTAAGGTTGCCGGTCCTTCTGTGTATCCTGCGAAACTTGATTGACCAAAGCTTCTTGCAGTGCTGGTGGCAGTGTCTTGCCCCTGCGGTTTGCTCTGCGTAGTATTCCTTCGCAAGCCTTCGGACTTAAATAATACTTCTGCTGCACTGAGTCTGTCTCCAGCACGTCTGCCAACGATGAAGACACGCCTTCTCCTTTGGGGAACTCCGAAGTGCTGAGCATCAAGCACCCGCCAAGCGAGGCTATACCCGAGGTCGGCCATCGTTCCAACGACCACTCCAAAGTCTCTTCCTTTGTTAGAGGTAAGAAGACCAGGGACATTTTCAAGGATGAACCACTCAGTTTGCGTTTCTTCAATAAGTCTTGCAATTTCCCAGAATAATCCGCTTCTTTCTCCAGCAAGACCACGCCTCTTTCCAGCCACGCTAAGGTCTTGGCAGGGAAATCCGCCTGTGATAATTCCTCTATTAGGTTTAAATCCTGCTGCAATTAAATCACTTCCTTTCACATCTGTTATGTCG